TGCCTCGGTACGACTTCAGGCTTTCAGGGTCGAAGACATCTTCCGGAAGCCGCAGCTCACGTCTTACGGAGCCGTCAGCTTCGGTATACTCAAAGATACCTGTAGACGTGACGATCGGTCTGTCCACTAGGTATCCTTCAGCCGTGTAATAGGTCTGGTTCAGCGGAATGCTGTCCAGACGGGTGACGTGTGCGAGAACGGGTGCGCGGATGTTTTCTGCCATGCTTAGGTGTCCTCCTTATTTTTTGTTGGAAATCTCAGTCGCATTGGACGGCTCAGCTTGTTTGGCGGAGTCTCCATCATCGGTAGCCTCCGATTCCGCGTCAACGGCAGACTCTGCTTTTGCGCCATCATTCGGTGCGTCGCCATCATCAACTGCTTCCATGATGCTCTGCGTAAGGCCAAGAATCAGCTGCTGTGCCTGTTCCAGCTGGTTGAGCATCAGCTGAACAGCCAGCGGGTCGGCATCCTCGTCGGGGCAACTCTCAGCATTCACAGCCCAATTTTCGATGGAATCGCACACAATCCGCATCTGCTGTGCATAGTGGCAAATCTTTCGAACATTTTTCATTTTTGTCCTCCTCACTTATTTGCGCCTTGGATTGGAAGATCCAAGGTATCAATGTCAAATACAGGAACAGCGTGGCAGCGGCATCCATAGTCCTGCCCGGGGTGGCATCTCCTTCCGGTAAACACCACAGCGCCATTTCTTCTTGTCCACATAGCCGGTGGGTCATCCCACCGGAAGACACGGCCATTCAGAGAATGGTGGCAGTCTCGAACCCTGCCATCTCCGGAGTCAACCCACCGATAACGAGAAACGCCAGCATCTTCATGCTGGCGTCTGGTAAGCTCAGAATTGAGCGTTCCTATTTGATCTCTCGCAAGGAACATGGCCTTGCTTTTCGATGTGTTGTACTCTCCCTGAATGTTCTTTGCTATGTCTTCGATTGGAAGCTCATCCCGAAAGCCATCAGAAATAATGCTGCGCATCGTTCCAAGCTCCTGCTGTGGAATGCTCTGTATCATAGAGACAGAGTTGTCAATCCATGGTTGCATAATGCTGGAATAGAAGTCTTTGCTGTAGTAGTTGTCGATCAGATCTAGGCCAACCGTCTTCTGTACGCATTTCTTCCACTCAGCGTAGGAAGTGCCCTGCGTCCTCTTGGCAACCTTCTCGATACGTCCACGAAGCCCAAACTCGCTAAGCTTTTTTTCTACGCTCCTTCCTATGTCCTGAAATATCCGCCCAAGTTCCTGCGTCAAGTCGAAGAAACCATCCTCCCTTGAATCTGTACGGCGGGATCTCTTGTATGCCGCCATGATTTCAGGAAGATGGTCGTTGATCTCCTTTTTCAGGATTCTCACATATGCGTTTGTCAGTGCCTTCAGTTCCCGCTCAGAGTTCTTCGGGTATAGCGGAACATACTTGGATGGAATAGACTTTTTCCTTCCAAATGCCGGCCGCACGGAGAGTCTAACCGCCTCAGCGTGGTGCATATTATTCATTACATCAGTTCCTCCTGGTTACTTCTTGCGTAAACAAGGGCTTCTGTTCGTAGCATCCCACACCGTACAATTTCCCATTTTCGGCATCTTGATAACATACCTCTTACCAGTGAAGCTACAAAACAGAGCAAACAAGGAACACTTTTCCGTTAACCTTTTTTCCTCTATCATCTACAGTTCTGGAAAACATGACCTTTTCGATTTTATAAGAGGTACCAGGTCTGTATGCAACTTCGCTTTCTCGTGTTCCGGCTCCGAACAGCCCGGTGTTAAGAAGTGCCTTTGACGCCACATCCTTCGAACCGCCGTAAGCGGAAGCTCCTGTTATGTCAACAGCCTTTGCTGTTCTGGGAGTCTTGAAAATTATCTGAACCGGCCTTTGTCCGTATCCACTCGATGATTCAACCTTGCTTGTACTCATTACCGCTTTGTTGGTAACAGTTAATCCTTCAAGCCCTTGGGTTAGTTCAGATGCATGTGAATAGTTTCCCTTCTCAATTTGCTTGAGAATTTTGTCTAGCTTTTGGTTATTCACTATTCCAGTCAAGTCAGACTGCCCTCTGAAAGTGACGCAGTCACCTCCGATTTCGTGATCTAGAGCCGATGTAATTTCCTGAGCAGCCTTTTTGACTGATTCATCGCCTTCTCCACTGACCAAGTATTTGTTGATAGCGGCATAGTTTGTTGGACTGTATTGCTTTGTATACTCATGCACTGCGCTTCTTTCGGCTTCGCTCCACCCGCCAAGAGCGTCTTTTGTTGCTTCACGAATCTTTTTTGAACCTTCCGGATCCCAATCATCTTCAAATCCAGCAAATGCGTTTATTTCCTTGTCGGAGAGACATGTGAATTTGTCCAAGCTTCTGTACACCGGTGTCCCATCATGTTGAGGTTTACCAGATTTGGAGCACAGGGAACTTTTATCGACTTCCGCAAGAGGCTCATGCAACTTTGGCTGAGTTCCTTTTTCGTGACAATACTTGACATAACTATCCATGTCGATGGTGGAATAGCCATTCAAGATTTCGTTTATTCTTTTATTCTCCAAATATGCAAGGTGTTCAGACATTGCAGTAGAAGGAGCATCCAGATCATTCGGGTCGTGTTTCAGATACATACCGGATGATTTAATTGCATTAAAAACCTTTTCCTTATCTTCGGCAGTTATCTCCCAGGGCCTCACATCCTTAAATTCTGAAATCAAGTCTTTTATTTCCCCGTGTTTCGTGGCCGCTTTCTTATTTCCGGTTCTTGCACTATGCTCTTCGCCTTCGTTAATTCGTTCTTTTATAGCAGAAGGCCCACCTACCGCTTTCCCATCTTTAATCGGAATGTGAGTGCCTTTAACGGTTATCCACTCCACATCATCAGAAGAATCCATTCTGGAAATGAGCTTGTGAACAGTGTCTCTCCGGAATCGAATTTCTTCAATTTTATGGATCACTTTATTATTCATGATTTCACTCCGTTCATATATGTGATTTCCCGTACCGGTCCTGCCTCATGATTTTTTCCCAACCAGCGAACTTATCACGTTCAAGCACATCGACTGCACAGTGCTTGTCGCACTGCTTCTTGTTATAGTGGCAAACACAGGTGGTCTTGCCATTCTGAATGTCGATGTACACCTTAACTTTTTCCTTCGTTTCCGTGTTTGCCACCTCCATGCGTTTTAATCTGTGGAGTCTTTATTACCGTTCGGAGCTATGTAACTCGGAACAAAAATCTCCGATTCTCCATTTGTGGACAGACTTCCGTAAGTATCAATCGGCTTGATCTTCGCTGTGTAGATTTTTCCACCCTCCCCAGCAAACTTCTCTGCAACCTTTTTGTCAAAGCTGTATGCAGAAAAGATATCATCGCCAGTGTGATTCTGGCCGTGTCCTCCACGGTACATCGTCACAGGAGTATCAAGGAACTCCTCAAAGCTCGTCTTCGTGTCGGGGTTATAGTACCTGAAGTTCTCGTACATGATGTTCAGAGCCGCATTTCTTGACTCTTGACTTGACAAAATGCTCTGAATCAGCTTGGGTTTATAGGCGCTGTCCGCCTCACGCATCCAGCCATCTTTGATGCTCTGGCGGACATGGCTCGAAATCGCCTCTCCGGCATCGTCTACAGTGACTTCATGCAGATCTTTGCTTGTATCAGCAAGCCTGTATTTGTAAAACTCTTCGTGGACAGCCGGCATCTTGCCAGATTTGTAAATGCCCATGAGCTTATCAACATTGTTGCTTACAAAATCCTCCATATCATCCGAGGCAGGGTTAAACGAGTATTCCGTGTTCTTCGGTCTCATGGTACTGCTAATAGACGGCGCTGAAGAATTTCTGTGAGGTGCAGATGAACTACTTTTCCCGCCACCAAAGTTCCTGCCAGTGAGTCTTCCACCAGCAAGTGCAGTCCCGCTTTCGTCAAGAGGGATATGCGTCCCTTTTACGGTGATCCACGTAACGTCAGAGGCAGTCGAGCCATCGTATTTGAGCGCTTTCGACATCTTTCGGTGTCTCTCCCGGATGGCGGTAAGCATATCGACCATTCCCTTGTTAAGCCAAGTATCCAATTGCAAACCTCCATCTGGGCATAATAAAAGCGGGGCAGCAAATTGAAGCCGCTCCGCAGTGTTGTATTCGATTAAATTATCCTGTAGGAACGTTCTATCTGTCTGAGAATCGGAGATGGGCTTTCGCTGAGGTAGTAAATAGCCTAATCACAGGTGTCTGCTATAACATCGTGATAAGCCTAAACGGCTCCGACAAAGCAGTCTGTATCCTTTTTCAGAAGGAATCCACAGATAATTCGTCAGCCCACTGGCTCACCCAGCCACGATGGTTAGTTGTCAGCTGACATGTCGCCGCCTTTGGTTTTCCTTTGAAATGATCCATATACACCAAGAACCCACTTTGCCCCGGACGTTCCAAATCGCACTGCTGGTCATGACCGATTACAATAATTTTCGTATTGTCTTTCACGCGGGTAAGCGTGGTCTTCAGCTGCTGTACGGTGTAGTTCTGCGCCTCATCAATGATGACAACTGCATTCTCGAAGTTGGAGCCTCTGATGTAGGTGTCGGTAATGCAGGTAATGTACCCCGTGCCCTCCTTCTGGTTGACCATGCTGTTTGTGTTGAAGTCAGTCGTCGGGTTGATTCCGCAGTTGACACACGCTTGGTAGAAGCCTTCAAAGTAAACGCTGCTCTTTTCTGTGATGGTTCCAGGCAGCCAGCCCTGCTTTCTGTCTCCACATGGCGACATAATGTAGATGATTTTGCTGAATCTCTTGTAATCCACCAGCATCTTTGCAACGCCAGTAGCAACGGTGGTCTTGCCGGAGCCGGCCTTTGCATTACAAAAGACAATATCAATGTCGGGACTCCAGACCGCATTCGCAAAGACAAGTTGCTCATCATCAAGCGTCATGTCATAAAACGGCCACGCCTTAATCCGCAGGGGTACGTCCAGTGTTTCAGCAGTTTTTACAGAGACATTCTTAGCCATGCAGCATTCTCCTTTGAAATAGGGATGAAAAAAGCAGGGCATCAAAATGGTGCTCTGCTTTTCAGTATTCAACTATATTGCATCACCGGATTACTTTGAACCATCGAAGTCTTCCTCTACTACTTCAAAACTTTCAGGCGGAAACAGGTAATCCTTGCCAGTCTCGTCTACGACTCGATACCAGCCAACTTTTTCATCGACTTAAATCACATCGTAGACATTTCCGTTAAGCAATTTCAGAGGATCACTCTCACCAATATACCTTGCCTTCATACTGTCACCCCTTCGCACTCTGCTTTTTGATATGCAATTCAGTAATCTTCGTCGTCAAAATATCCGCTTGACTCCGCAATCGCATTTCCTAAGACGGTGACAATTGAACTCACGACCTTGCAGCGTTCAGATTCTTCTTCGTCATTTCTGACCGGAACCTCTGCTACTTCAATGTCGCACAGAGCGTCGTACATTTCTCCAATGGAATCTTCGCTTTCGGAGAAAAGCTCATCTTTGGTGATTTCAAACTCTTTGCAGATGAAGTCAATTTGTGTTTCTGTCAAATCTCGCAGGGCATCCTCAAAAATATTTTCCATTATTTCTTCCTCTTGTTCCAAATCCACATAACAGTTACGATTGTTCCATCGTCAGCAAGGACGAGACGACTTCCGTCAAAGTCATACAACGTTCTATCTGGCAGACTCTTATCGGGCTTTGTATCAGTTGAGTCAAGCATCTTTTGAATTCTGCCAGCAGAAATCGCTCTTCCTCCAACTCTGTCAAAAGCATGGTCGGAGAACTCTTTCACGACAGTTCCCTTCGAAGACTTGACACCTTTGAACCTCTCGTTCAGTTTCTTACGTTCCTTTGCTGATACGACATAGCCTTTTCCTCCACTCTTTTTGTGTGGCCCTTTTGCATTCTGATTTCCTACTGGAGCACCATCTGCATTGGTTCCTGTGGAGTTCTTTTCGTTTATCGTAACTTGTTTTTCAGTATTGTCAAGGGTATTTTTCGCTGAATCCGCATTTTTCCGTTTTGCCCTTCTTTTGCCATCTACTCGAAAGCCAAGCTCTTTTTTCAAAACCTTCAGGCTATAGGCAAACGGGGCAAACAGAGAGGCAGATGCTTTTTCAAGGTCTTCCAGAGACAAGAATTCCTCATCGGTCATTTCTTCGCCGTCAGTCTTCGGAATGCCGTCAAAATCGGTGCAGAGGTAAATGTACGGCTCCAGCCCTTCCTCTGGCTCTGCCTCGCCACGGCCAATGAAGATAAGCTCATTGGGGATGATACTGAACTCCTCGGACGTTTCTCTGGCAGCAGCAAATTCAGGAGTCTCGCCTTTTTCAATGTGACCGCCGGGGCCACAAATCAAGCCATTCCCAGAATCGTTATTCCGAATGCCGACCAAAATCTTGCCGTCCTTTATGACTAGAACACCTACTGAGCCGTGGTTTTCGCTCTGGGTAGTTGATATACCTTCCTCGTCATATTCCTGGTTTTCCGGGCTTGTAGGAGGTTGCTGTGTGCTTTCTTGGCTTGCCAGTGTGGCGGATACAATCTCCTGATCCGTCATGTCTTGGGGGAGTTTCGTGGCGGCAGGTGCAGCATCAGGAGAATCGCCACCAGGAGCAGGTGCAAAGCCACCGTTACTCTGAATCTTCTCGATGAGTTCGTTCATTTCCTCTTCGTTCATGTCGTCGTCATCGAATGTGGTGTCGATTTCAAAGTCTCCAGCCTTTACAAGACTCTTTCTAACTTCTTCAGGAGAAACGACCTGCTGACCCATATAGGCCATGGATGTATTGGCATTCGTCTGCTTGATTTGCGCCCTCTTCAAATCGAGGTCTGCCTGCTCTGCCTCAGTCAAAGACCACAGCGAATCAAATACAATGTTGATTGGCGGGACTTTCTCAATCTCGCCTGTTGCAACGCCAGCCTGAAAAATGACTGCAAGCAGATACCGCAGGTTCGGTCTGAGCATCCGTCTGCGGATCCTATCAACCATGTTGTAGTAGTTCTCCATCGTGGTATTATCGGCTGAACTCATGCCGCTGATTGCCCTGCCAAACAAGATTGTCTGCGGGATGCAGGTCAAAGCAGACAGGTAGTTGCAGGTGACATCAACAACATCAGAGACACCAGCAAACTGGAATGTCCTGAAGTCGTATTCCTCACCCTCATTGTCAACAACAAGAGTATTCATCATGCCACGGGCAAGGTCTATCGCCTGAAGGCGCTTGAGAACCCGGTTCTCGCCTTCATCGGTAGCCAGTTCCATAGACAAATCTTTCATCTTATAGACCGGCTGCACAGATCTATCCAGCATCTTTACAGCGCTTCCGTGGGCAACCTCAGCATCACGAATCGCTCTGTTGATACGCACATACTCCGGCATACCCCAAAGCTGGTAGATGCTTGAGCTTGCTCTTTCAGGGAGGACGCCATTGCAGAAATCAAGGCAGCGGCTTTCATGAACGGTGAAGGTTCCGTAAATACTGGAGACGTTGTAATATTCAGGTCTTCCAAGACGGCTTCCCCGGCTTCCAAACGGGTCTCTTGGGTCGCGCGAATAGATGCTCGAATAGTCCGGCTGGATAAGGGAGCGGTCGTAGACCCGGATATCATCTATCGACTGAATATTTCGCCAGTCTACAGGCTCATCAAGCTGTCTGCCGTCGTTGATAAGCATAACTGCAAGAGCGCCACCAAAGAGTCTTGCCCATTTGATTCCGGTTGTGGCAACTTCATCCCAGTCCAACTCATCGAGGGCTGACATATAGAAGTCCTCAATGCAGTGGTCATTGACATTCTTCAGCTTGAACCCATGCTTTACAGCTTCCTCAGCCGGAGTATCAATGATTCTTGCAAACAGGCCGTTACCCTCGTAGATGGTCTCAAGCAGGTCATCCGGGACAGCAGCCTCTTCAACAAAGTGGTACTGCTCGGACGTATCCCTCGTAGTACCATACTTATTCAGTAGGTTGACCCAGCCATCCTCACGAAAAGGGCGAACGGCCTTCCCGGTCTGCTTCAATATGATGTCCGCATACCGTGTGATACGGTCAAGCTGGTCTTTATGCGTATCGTTCATTGTCGTTTGCACCCTTTCCTGCTCTTTATCTTAAATCAAATTGTTCAAATTGAACTGCGCCCTAAGTTCAATCTCTGCGAAACCATTTGCGGAAGCATCCACCATATCCTTGAACTTACCGGATGGGAAGTTTTCAAGCTGAAGCAGATATTCTTCATTCCAATCACCGATCATGATATCGAAATTACCCGCCTGCCACTGAGCTGCCATAGGTTCAGCTCTGGCCTCCTTGCTGCCTGTTTCGGCAACGGTTGTAACATCGAATCCAGACAGAAACTTAATGTAGGAGTCCGCCTGCTCTTTGCCGGCCTGCCCCGGGTCTTTCGGCAATCTAATACGGACGCGCTTGTACTTAGCTCTGTCGAGCTGAGCTGTCAGTTTGATGGTATTTCGCACATCCGCAGCGGACATTTGCTTATTTACAACGTCAATGACGACGTATCTTCCATTCTTACGCTTCCCCATAAGAACACCAGCCGTATAGGCCGCGTCACCATTTACGGTTTCTTCTGTGGCGGCTAAGTCCCAGCATCTTACGTACTGGACGATATCTGCCGGAAGTATCTCCAAGTAATTCCCAAGCTGAGATCTCTTGAAATAGAGACCGGCTGCTGCTTTGATCTTCCAGTTGCCATACAAAAGACGTTCCCTCTCAACGAGAGACATCGCCTTCAGGTTTGCCATGTAGCCGGGATTCACGCGGAGCAATTCCTTGTTGTCCTCAAGTCTGGACATGATGAACGTAACGGATTTCGGTTCCTCGCGTTCTTCTGCAGTTTTCAGATTGAACCGCTCCCACAGTTCTTTGCGCGTATCAGCCCAATAGAGCTTTTCTTCCCGGCGAATAAAATACCTTATTTTCCCGCTTCTCTCCGAAATGGGATACCCCGTGTCTTGGTCTATCCACCACTCAATGAACTTCGCAACCCAACTGTCAGCATCCGGGTTGCAGGAAGCCCGTACAAACGGCTTCACACCGCAAGTGCTACGGTTACGGGACAACATATAGAAGAACGCTTTTTCGGAAAAGTGAGTAAGCTCATCGAACTCAATGGCGCAAATCTGCGTACCCTGCCATCTGTCCAAATCCTGATCTCGTTCGATATGGGCAAACGTAACCTTCGATACAGCGTTTCCTTTCTTATCATCAAACAGCCAGCTATAGGAAGACATTCTCGGATGCGCTCCGGGAATCTGACTGTACATTTTGGCGGCTTCGTCCCACAAGCCACCCTGGCTGAAAATCTGATTGAAATTCTTTCGGAATATCGTGCAGCCGAATCCGGAAACATCCTTATATCGAAGCGGCTGCATCAAAAGGCCATATGTCTTACCGCCTCCGGCTGCTCCTCCATAGATGCATATGTCTGCCGCTGTAGCCATGAAGCGTTCTTGTGGGCCACGCTGTGGCTTCAGCACAGTAGGCATCAATTACACCTCCAACGCCGCGCTTTTCTTTGTAAAGTTGCTTCATGGCGGCTATGTGGCGGGGCTTTCTTTGCTTTCTGAAGTTCCCTCTTTTTCCTCGTCAGGAAGTTCTTCGAGCTGGGGCATATAAATAACGACGCCTCCGCCTTCCCCGTCTTCACCGCTGGACACGATTGTGTCAGACCTGCCGCCTTCGGAGATAGCCTTGATTCTCGCTTTTCTCTCTTCATCCTTGAGGCTCTGATCTGGGGCAAAGCCGCCGTACTCCATAAGTGCCTTATAGGCTTCCAGATTGCCGCTCATAGCCATCGTGAAGATTCTGGCTTGTAGAGCCTGCATATTAGTGCGCTCTACTTCGTCAGCTCCAAGATCCTTCAGGTTCTTATCAAGATTGCCCTTCGCGGCCAGGTTAAGCAGGTAGCCAATGGCACTCTTGGCATCTCTTTTGGCTCGTCTTACCTCGGCAGACTTCACAGCGCCGAGTTTCCCACGCCTCTTGGCCTCTTCACTGCTAAGCTCCCCCTTCTTATAGGGCTTCAAATTGGCATCCTGCTTCGGATTTCTAGCCATGATTTCACCACCTTCTATATAGGAACAGCCCACGCTTCCATGCGGAGGCGCAGGCTGTTGAACTCTATCGGTTATCCGTACAACATCACAAGTACATCGATGCCCTTGCGAATGAGGGCGTTAACATCATACCCTACTTCTCTATAGAAATCAGGATAATGCGCACACTCATGCGCTCTGACAATGTCACTGCGTTGTTCTTTTGTCATACCCAGCCTGAACGACTTGGCGATTGCCAAAGCTTCATTCCATGCCCCAATGCTGACGAGCCTCCTGACCGCATCGCTTTTGCTCTCCATATCATCGGCCTCCATGAGCCTGGTAGACCTTGCTCCAGTCGATACCGACGTGTGGCCGGTTCTTCGGATTGTGCCTGTCCAAGGCGTGGTCGATATGGTACGCCCAGTCGAATCGGTCAAACAAGGCTTCTTGCAGCGGGGTCAAAGCAAGCTGGTCGTCAATGATGGAATCGACGCAATCACGCCCCATCCATTTTCCTTTCGATGTGTGCCACGAGAACACCCAGTCAGGGATTTCATCTCCCGGAAGGACACATTCTTCGATGTCAAAACCGTCAAACACCTGAACTGGAATAACCTTCGGGGCTTTTTCATAATCCCATTCAAAGAACCCTTGTTCATGATCTGTCAGACTTTGCATGAGAAGCGAAATTGCTTTACCGGGGAAAATCTTTTCTTTCTCCTTCTGGAGCGAGTCAGCTTTTATCAAAGCAAGGATTTCCTCAGTAAGCTCGCCGTCAAATGACACATGACTGATATCAGCCAGCGTACCCCACAGAAAATCGCTATCTGCCTCCATCAGCTCATTGGCGCAATATCCGGCCATCGTAAAATCTTTTCTGAGAATCGCTATATCCAAAGCATTCCCAAGATCATATATGTCATGGCCGTTTCCGCTGCATGTCCCGCTTCCGAAGAAAAAGAAGCTGTCATTGAGCAATCTGGTATCAGAGCTGTTGACGTACTCTTTGATAGAAGCAATCGGCGCTGGCTCCTCCGAGTGCATAAAGTTGCATCCGAAGTAGTCAGCGTCCTTGTTCTTCCGACACTGGCATAGAATGATTACCGCCATACTTACCAGTGTCTTATTCAGTTCTGTGTGCTTGCGGCTCATTTGATACAGTTCCATGATTTTCTTCGTCACAGCGCCGAAGCAATCTTCTGCACTGATGATGAAGAGCTTCCTCCAAAGATAGTTACTGTACTTGTCGATCAGCTCGTTCGCACAGTAGCCCGCTCTCTGGTAGTCCGCTCGTCGAACTGCTTTCTGGATGAGGGAAGCAATCTCAAAGAAATTCTTCCCGCTTTTTGTGGTCATCTGGTATCCCAATTACACCATTCCTTTCGATTACGTTTCTGGAGCATATCCAGTATCGTAATCGTAACACACCTACCACCTAGGTCAAGCTGATTATCGGATTCCAGAAAAATTTTTCGTGTGGCCGCTTAGCGCAGTTCTTCGTGGTTGAGGTAACGCTTTGTGTTGTTATCAAGGTTTCCATCCTTGTCATACCAAGTCTTGCACATACAAGGGCCGGGTCTGTTCGGGTTGCCATTGCTTTCAATGTACAAGTCGCACGAATCCTGTCTTACACAGCTTTCACAGTTACAATTCATGTCCATGTTTCCTTTCTAACAAACGAGTCTGCTGAAATCCAGAATGTCTATCGCTCCACGCGAATGGTTGGCTTATTGTGCTTGAAGTCGTAATCGAAATACTTTCCCCACTTATTGCGCATCAGGTTAATTGTGGCAACCTGATCCTCCCGGAGTTTCCCGGAAGCACCGCCTGCAAGCGTATCCGTGGAGCCTTTGGAACAGAAGTACCTTGGCTTCAGGACTATTCGGTTATAGAGAAGTTCCTGAAGCACCACATCAAGGTCGTAGTTGTGTTCGACCTCTTTCAGACATTTGGCCTTGAATTTGTTCCGATTGACCCAGCGAGTAGAGCCGGCTGTTCCCTTAAAAGCGAATGCGCCGTCATAGTTCCAGATAGCCGACGTTGAGTCTACACAGCCAAATCCAACATTCAGGTCGGCCATAAGCTGAGCAAACCTTTCCAGCTCCATCGTGCAGATAGCCGGATCTGTAATATCCTCAGTCTCATCCAGCCGATAGTAGAAGTGCCTGATATCATCATCCAAAATGCAGATGATAT